TCACAGGTGACGAGCTAACAGGCGAAAACATTGAGCTAACATTCTCAGCCGTACCAATTAAAGAGGCTTACTTTGAAGAAGATCATAAAGGCGGTATATCTACATTTTACCGTCGATTAATGTGGACACCTTCACAGATTATTAGCAAGTTTGGCGAAGAGAATGTTCCAGAAAAGATTAACGCTTTACAGGCTAGCGGCAAGACTGACCGACTTGAGGTTGTTTATTGTATATGGAAACGCAAAGGTATTGACGAAGTAGACGGGATAGTCGCACCTGATAAACGTCCTTATGCTTACCGTTATCTATTAAAAGAGGGGTGCTGTACATTAGGCGAAGAGGGTGGATATTATGAAATGCCAGCTTATGCGCCACGATGGAGAAAGACCAGCGAATCAAAGTGGGGTAACAGTCCTGCAATGAATGCGCTTAACGATGTGTTAACACTAAATGAATTGGTTGAACTAATCTTGCGTAGTGCTGAAAAGGTTATCGATCCGCCTTGGGTTACAACCATGAACAATATCATGTCTGATTTAGATATGAGGCCGGCAGGGTTGAATGTAGTTCGTGACCCTAGCAAGTTAATGCCAATGAATTCAGCAGCCCGTTTTGATGTTAGCCAGTTGCAAAAGGGTGATTTAGTTCAGGCCATTCAAAAAGCTTTTTATATGGACCAACTACAGCTTAAAGACTCGCCAGCAATGACAGCTACAGAAACGATGGCGCGTATGGAGTTAATGCAAAGAACGTTAGGTCCAACACTAGGGCGATTACAGTCTGACTTGCTTGACCCGTTAATTAGCCGGACATTAAACATCTTGTTTAGAAGTGGCCAGTTAAAAGAACTACCTGAAAGCTTAAAACAAAATGGCGGTGATATTGACGTATCATACGTTGGCTCATTATCACGTAGCCAGAAGATGGACGGCATAGCGAACGTTGAAAGATACTTAGCCTTATTGGGTGGTATTGCTCAGTTTAAGCCTGAAGTGTTAGATCTATTCAACCAAGATAAAGCGGCGCGTGACTTAGGTGTTGATTTGAATATACCAGCAGCATACTTAAACAGTGATGAAGATGTTGAGGCATTACGCCAGCAACGAGCAGAGCAGCAACAAGCGCAATTTGAAGCTGAAAACATGAAGATGGGCGGTGAAGCTATGCAAGCAGTTGGTAAAGGCCAGAGAGAAATGGAAGGCGGCAATGAATAGTGTTGAAGACTTGAGAAGTTTATATCGTGCGGTATTTAATACACCGAACGGTGAAAAGGTTTTACAAGATTTACAGGCTGAACTTAATCCTGATGAAATCTTTGTGAAAGGCGATGCTAACGAAACGCATATCAATTTAGGTAAGCGACAGGCATTTATTTATATTGATCAATTGTTGAGGGTTGATGATGAGTGAAGAAAACGGAACAAACGAAGCAGCAGCAGTACAAGCTGAGATTAATACTAACGATGATTGGCGCTCGAGTTTGCCAGAAGATATCAGAGGCGCTAAAGCTTTTGATTCTGTTAAAGATGTAAACTCACTAGCTAAACAGTTTCTTGATGCGCAGTCGCATATTGGTAACAGTATTCGTATACCGGGCGAAGACGCAGGACAAGAAGCTATTGACGCGTTTAATCAAAAGCTAATGAACAAAACAAACTTGATGCAAAAACCTGAAACACCAGAAGATTACGACAACGTGTTTAAGGCTATGGGTAAGCCAGAAGATGGCACAGGTTACGCAATGCCAGAAGATGTAACAGGCAGTTACGACCATTTGCGAGATTTAGCATTGAAAGCAAATATGACTAACAAGCAGTTTGAGTCATTAGTTAAGTCTGTTGCACAACTTGACGCTACAGCTCTGGAAACACAGCAGAATCAGCAGCAAGAAAGTATTAATACTGTCAAGAAGGAATGGGGCGCAGCATTTGACCGTAACGCTAGCCAAGCAGTAGCAGCACTTGAAGCAACTGGCGCACCTGAAAGTGTTATCGAGTTAGCTAAAGCTGGCAATGTTGACGGTCAGACGCTTAAATGGTTTCATGCTTTATCTCAAAAGATTGGCGGCGGTGAAGGTAGTAACGCTGTGGCTGATGATGGTGGCAATCAAGTAATGACACCAGCAGAGGCTAGCGCACAATTAACAGAAATTATGGAAAATCGAGAAGGCCCATACTGGAAAACAACACACCCACGCCATAAAGAAATACAAGCCAAGGCTATGAAATTACGCAAACTTAGAGCAGGTCAAGCAGCATGAATGTAGCTCGTAAGGTTAGAGACTTTGCACAAACTGTTAACATACACTCTATGAGTTATGTTGACTTGAATAGTTGTATGGGTGAACTACGCTTGTTGTTAGCTAGGCTTTCTATCGAAAAGGAAGATAGACTGAATGACAAAGCAAAGGAAGATGCGCAGGTCATACATAAAGAACAGGCTGACGAGCGACACCAATTTGACGCACATGTACGCAAAGTTATTGAGGGGAAAAAGACACATGAGCGAAAGTGAGATTTATTATGAGATTCTTGCTGACTTCATACAAGAGAAAACAGATTGTGAGGTTGAAGAAGCTTATATTTTATCGGTAGTGCGTGAGCTTATGCGGTGCGGTATTTGACTTGATGAATAGTAAGTGTTAATTTAATCAAGGTTATTTCATTTCCTCCTTGTGTTGGAAGGTACTCTTTGCGGAGTACCTTTTTTTTACTTTGATTTTAAGCCTTCTATTGCCATTAATAAGAACGTATGATGTTTACCGCTTACCTTTTCATGCGTTCTATACCAGCGTTCAGACCTGTCAATTATCTTTAAGAATTCGGCTAACGAGTAGCCTTTTTCTCTTATCATTTTAGTAGTATTGTTCAATACTGCCTCCCATCATGTAATTAAGTGATGTGCTTGTTTGCTTGCCCCCGTCAGATATTACTGGAGTGTTATCTGTTAGCTTTTTAGCTTTAGCCATAGCACGACTTGCTTTTGTCCTATAGCGAGAAGCTATTAGCTCATTTTCACTTGGTAAAGCTATCCTATAAACTAAGCCGCTTTTCATTAGGTGCTTACCTTGTGCGTGTAGAATATCTTTAACAACACCAGAAACCGATAGCTCTGCTAGAATTTCTTTGCTTATGTGTTCTTTTATTTGTGCTTTAGATAAATGCCTTGCTATCTCTGTGAACTCTTTATCAGAAGTTACAGTTATATCAAACAATTCCCTAAATGATTGCTCGCTAATTGTTTCGCCATATTCAAAAGCTGAATGATTAGCGGTTATTATTTTCAATGCTTGTTCTTTTTTCATGTTGTCACCTATAAATTAATGTGATTAAAGTTTAAATTGTGCTTTGCGATGCGATGCGATGCCTTGCTTTGCTTTGCCTTGTCTTGCGATGCGCTGGTCTGCTTTTGAGTTTTACCCCGTTTAAGCCACTCTATGAATGACTTAAATTTGGTTTTTCTCTGCTATGTAATGCAGTGCTTTGCAATGCCCTGCTTTGCTTTGCAATGCCTTGCTGTGCAATGTAATGCTTTGCTTTTGACTCTCTAATGATTGCCAGTTAACTAACTCTATGAATTAGCTAACTACCATCACTGGTGCATTACTTTTAAATGCTTTGCGCTGCCGTGCAATGCGATACTCTGCCCTGCTCTGCAATGCACTGCGATTGAGTTTTACCCCGCAATAACCACTATTTAAAATGGTTATTAAAAGATAACTCTATAAAAACTCTGCCATAGCACGACCGTATGTTGGTCTAAAGTCACCATACCCGCCAAACTTAGCGCCTAACTCTATGAGGTTTTTTAAGTCTGATTCATTCACAACTGTGTCATCAAATAACACTTCGAACTCAAAATGCCAATCATTAAATATTGGTGCAGCCTTTGATACGCGCACTTGACCTTGCTTTAAGTTTAATAAGGTGTGGAACTTCTCATTATTAACTATGTCTACTTTCTCTTTTACTTTATCTTTGCCATCATAGTTAAGTGGTATCTTTGATGTATTAACAAACACACAAGAACGAATGTCAGCTTTTTTAATTTTTGCTTTAGTCCATGATAAGCTAGCTATTGAAGCTATTACCCACGTAGCAGGAATCCATAAACCTAACGATTCATCAAAATAAATCTTAGCTTCAATCTCATTTTTACGTAGTGCTAATAAATCTTCATCGGTTTTAACGCGCTTTTTAGTTATTGATTTCGCTATTTTTGCGTATTTATTGAATGGATCAACCTGTTGAGGGTTGTTAATTAATAGTGGTTCAATGCCTGTAATTTTTACTTTTAATGATTTCATTTTATATTACCTTGTTAAGTTGCTTTGCTTTGCGCTGCAATGCACTGCTCTGCTATGCTTTGCTGTGCAATGCTCTGCTATGCGTTTATTTAAAACGATACTGGATTGCATCATTTGATTGTTAATCTACACAGGTTTGCATGGTTCGTCAATGCTTAATTGTAATATTTTTAATTATTAAATAAATACGTTATACTACCATTACGCAGGTAGCCATTACCTTTGGTCTGCTATCCATATTTAAGTATCGGGTAGCTAGATTACAAACTTAGTCCGAGAAATATTCAAAACTATTTTTTATACTAAGGAGCCTCAAATGGCTATTTCAATAGATCAAGCATATATCGAAACGTTTGAAGATAACGTACGTTTTTTAGCACAACAAAAACCTTCACGCTTATTAAGCACAGTAACAAACAAAACATCTAACGGTGCGGCGCATAACTGGGAACGTATTGGCCCTACTGACTTTAGCGAGAAAACTTCTGCGCGTGTAGCAACACCTGAGAATGATACTCCTTGGTCACGCCGTGTTTCACAAGTTAAAACTTATGATAACGGTGACACTGTTGAGCAAGAAGACATTGTCCAAATGCTTGTTGATCCACTTTCAAGTCTTACACAAAACCTTGCTTGGGGTTCAAACCGTAACAAAGATGATGTGATTATCGCAGCAGCAACCGCTGACGCTTTAGACGGTGACGGTAACTTAAATGTTTTCCCGACTACGCAAGAAGTTGGCGATTACAGCACAGCGATCACATTAGACCTTATCAATGAAATGGATCAAAAGTTCTATGACAATGATATTGACCCTGATGAGCCTAAGTGCGTAATCATTTCACCATTCCAACGCCGTACTTTACTAGGTTTGCTTGAAGTAACTTCTGGTGACTTCCAAGGCGATTCAATGGCATTACGTAACGGATACTTACCTAATTTCTTAGGCTATGACTGGATTGTATCAAC